CTGCTGGATATTTGTTATGGTATGCTATGTTTGTGTCAGATGCTACAGTACTAGTAGCAGCGCACAAATACACAGGCGCACAGGAAATCATGCAGCGTGTGCGTTATGCTTATGAAAGTGTACCTGACCATATACGTGCTGGTGTTACCAGTTATAACAAAGGCAGTTTAGAATTCGACAATGGATCACGTATAGTAGCACAGACTACAACAGAAACAACTGGTCGTGGTATGTCAATATCGTTACTGTACTCTGATGAGTTCGCTTATGTACGACCCACTATTGCCAAAGAATTTTGGACATCCATATCACCAACTTTAGCCACTGGTGGTAAAGCTATTATTACGTCCACGCCCAATTCCGACGAAGACAAGTTTGCTGAAATATGGAAAGGTGCAAACAAATGTGTGGATGAATACGGAAATCCCACTGAGCTTGGTGTCAATGGGTTCAAGGCTTATAGAGCTTATTGGAATGAACATCCCGATCGTGATGACAAATGGGCCACTGAACAACGAGCGCAGCTAGGTGAAGAACGCTTTCGCAGGGAAATGGACTGCGAATTCATCATCGACGATGAGACTTTGATTGCATCAACTACCCTGATAGATCTAGAAGGGCGTGAACCTGTTATGCGCCAAGGGCAAATCCGTTGGTACAAGCAGCCTGAACGTGGACGCACCTATGTGGTAGCACTAGATCCTAGTTTGGGTACTGGTGGCGACCCTGCTGCTATACAAGTACTAGAACTGCCCAATTGCGTACAAATAGCCGAATGGCAACATAATCGTACAGCAGTTCCAGGACAGATCAATATCTTAAAAGAAATTTGCAGTTATATCAATGAAACAATAAAAACAGAAAATGATATCTATTACAGTGTTGAAAACAATACCATTGGTGAAGCAGCATTGATCTGTATCAATGAAATCGGTGAAGAAAATATACGTGGAATGTTTTTAAGTGAACCTGCCAGAATGGGCAGCGGTCGACGCTATCGAAAAGGTTTTACCACCACTAACAAGAGCAAACTAGCTGCCTGTGCCAAACTCAAAACCATGATTGAAACCAAAAAGCTAACCTTAAATAGTCGTAACATAATCAGCGAATTAAAAAACTTTGTAGCACATGCTGGTAGTTTTGCTGCCAAGGTTGGAGAAACCGACGATTTGGTGTTGAGTATGCTGTTGGCATTACGTATGACACAGGTACTACAGAGCTTTGATCCTGAGATTGATAATCGACTCAAAGACAGTTTTGATGAAATCTTAGCACCTATGCCATTTATCATGATCAGCTAAATACATTATTATGAACAACATTGAAAACATTGCTGAAGAACTGTTTAACAAGATCCGCAGTAGATTTGAAAAGATCACCATTGGTGATGAAGAAGCCAAAGCCACTGATGATCCCAGCCAGGCACGTTTTTTTAATTTTGATTACGTATCCAGTGATGGTGTTAATCATGGCGAAGTCACTGTCAGTTTAGTTGATAACCAAAGTTTAAAAATTGTGTTTAACAAGGACATGAAGCTGGAACCCGAAAATGAACAAGAATGGGAACAGTTCCTGCGTGGCATGCGTATGTTTGCCAAGCGTAACATGTTGAGTTTTGATGTACGTGATGTTGGTCGTAGTAATTTAAGCAAACGTGACATGCAACAAATGGCTCGATCAACCGGTGTATCTAATGCTAAAAATATTGCAGTTAAAGAAAGTATTCAGTGGTCAGGAACTACTAGAACCAGCATACAAGATTTTGGTGCTACTAGATTGATCGTGCGTCACAGCGAAGCAGTCAATGAAGAAAATCCTGGCTCACGCAGCAGAAAAATTGAAAGCATGTTTGTGGAAACCGATCAGGGCGAACGGTTTCGCATGCCTTATAATCGTCTAAGCCTAGGGCGTGCTATGGCACAACATCTAGCACATGGTGGCAAGGTCTACGATGAAGCCGGACAGCATATTTCAGGTCTAGCTGAGGAGATGAGCAATCTTAGCTTTTTTGTTCGCAATACCAGACATAGACAATTTGAAGATTCTGAAACCACCGGCATGGTAGAAAGTGCCATTGAACGTTATAAAATCTTACGTAGTAGCCTCAGTAGACTGAGTCGCACTCGTGGTTACCAGCAATTTGCAGAAACTTTCGTACCAGAATCTGACATTGAAGAAGAATATGACATCGACGAGCTCAAAGAACGTTTTGTTAAAAAGGTCTTTGATGACAGACTCACAGCCGCACTACCATATGTGTATAGAGCTTACCAACAACGACAAGTTGGTGAAGAGCGTTATGTGCGTGAATTTGATCAATGGACCGAACAGGTAGTTGAAGACGATCTCAGTGAACCTGATTTCGAAACACTAAAAGATTTGATGAGTAAGCCAGTCAAAGCTGGGCATCATGGTATCGATGCCATTGGAGCAATAAAATCCGTTGTGGATGATGAAGAGCTGAATGATTTATTAAGTCAAGCAGCAGAGATGCAGGGCCCAGACGCAGATCTACGTAAAATCATCGACGACTACTTTGAAGAAAATTATCCAGAGTATACCAGCATGATACCAGTGGAGCCTGTGTTACCGGCACCATCTAAGCCTGCTGCACCCAAAGAAGACACTGCTCAAGCGTTCGAAAATCTAAGACGACTAGCCGGACTACGGTAATATACCTAGTTTATAAAAGGTAAGAAAAGTCTGCCTTTTGTGTTGACAAGATAAATATATATGTTATACTGTACAAGGTGTATAGTATATCTAGGCACTTAAACAAAGACCATCTTAATTAGAAAGGAAATTCATCATGGCAACCACACTAGCAGAAATTCGCGCAAAATTAGCAGCAGCCGAGAACCGTGGCTCATCCGGTTCAAGCACAAACGGCGACGGTGGGATTTACCCACACTGGAACATTGAAGAAGGTTCCAACGCCAAAGTAAGATTCCTCCCAGACGCAGATCCTAAGAATACTTTCTTTTGGGTTGAACGTGCTATGATCAAGTTACCATTTGCTGGTATCAAAGGTCAAGCAGATAGCCGTCCTGTGATTGTTCAAGTTCCCTGCATGGAAATGTATGGTAAGGACACACCCTGCCCGATTCTAGCAGAAGTACGTACTTGGTTCAAAGACCCTGCGCTTGAAGAAATGGGTCGTAAGTATTGGAAAAAGAAGTCTTACTTGTTCCAAGGTTTTGTGCGCGATAATCCGCTCAAAGAAGATAAAACTCCAGAAAATCCCATTCGTCGATTTATCATCAGTCCACAAATTTTCAATATTATCAAAGGCAGTTTGATGGACCCAGAGCTTGAGAATCTTCCTACTGATTATGAAAATGGTCTCGACTTTACTATCAGCAAAACCAGCAAGGGTGGTTATGCCGATTATAGTACCAGTAAATGGGCACGTCGGGAGACGGCGCTCTCAGCCGAGGACATAGCAGCAATCGAAAAGCACAGTTTGTTTAACCTGTCGGAATTCTTACCCAAGAAACCCGGTGAAGTTGAACTTCGCATAATCAAAGAGATGTTCGAGGCTTCAGTGGATGGTCAGGAGTATGATGTACAGCGTTGGGGTCAATACTACAAGCCTCCTGGGCTTGATGTTGGTCCTAGTACACAAGCTGATTCGCCCGCACCAGCGCCAGCCGCCCAGGCCCGCGCCTCAGTTGAGGTTGATGATGTTGGTGATGACGATGTGGCACCCACTGCCCCAGTTAAAACTCCAGTGGCCGAATCTAAAACTTCTAGTCAAAAGGCAGAAGACATTTTGGCGATGATTCGTAATCGTCAAAAACAGTAAGCAGTAACAGGGCAAGGGGCGACCCTTGTCCACCTTTTCTACTAGGAGCATATAATGGCAAAATCTACAAAGATAAATGAGAACTTTTCTCTAAATTTCTCCAGCCGAGAAGACGGTACCGGAGACACAGTCATGGACTGTAATATAAACTTTGATAACCCACGTGATGATAGCACTGTCATACACAGATTGAATACTTGGCTACAAGCCATTGGTAGGACTGAGATTGTAGTCCAACCACGAGAATATCCCAAAGGAGTCAAATAATGGCAAAACCTTTTGACCTTTCAAAATTTCGCAAAAGCATAACTAAGAGCATTGAAGGCGTTAGCATTGGATTTAACGACCCTACAGACTGGATTTCCACCGGAAATTACGCCTTAAACTACCTAATTTCTGGTGCTTTTGACAGGGGAGTGCCTCTTGGTAAAGTAACTGTATTTGCCGGCGAATCTGGTGCAGGTAAGAGTTTTATCTGTTCGGGTAACCTAATTAGACACGCACAGCAAGCGGATATCTATCCTATCTTAATTGACACAGAAAATGCCTTAGATGAGGATTGGCTCAAGGCACTAGGTGTGGACACCAGTGAAGGCAAACTACTTAAATTGAATATGGCCATGATTGATGATGTGGCTAAAATGATTTCAGAGTTTGTTAAAGAATACAAGACCATTCCTGAAGAGTCAAGGCCAAAGGTGTTGTTTGTGTTAGACAGTCT